CCATCGAGCGCAAGTTTGAAACGAGAGGCTTCACTAACTAAAAGAAGACCACTAGCTGCGGCTGTTACTAATACGTTCGCTGTAAAATTATCAGCGTAATCATCTAGTTCCTCGCCTAAGCCACTTCCATAAGTAATTGATCCCAGAATTACCTGTCCATCGGTATTGTCAGCTTCGTGAAGAAACTGACCACTTATGACTAGAGGGCGGCGAACAACCATGATTTAGCTGAGAGCGACGATAAGGGCGATAGCGTCTGCCTGAGTCAAGCTAGGAGAGTTGGCGATATCAAGAAGAGCGGCGTTACCCGAAGCTTGAGCAGCAGGAGTAATAACTAAGGCTGCGTTGCCTGACGCCAAAGCATCTTCAGCAACGTCAATCGCATAATTACCAGAAAGTTGAGCTTGCTCAGAATCGACTAAAGCAGCATTGCCGGACGCGAGAGCATCCACAGCAACGACAAGAGCCGCGTTACCCGAAGCCTGAGCTGTAGAAGCATCAGCGAGAGCTGCATTTCCTGAAGCAAGCGCTTCTACAGAAATAACAAGAGCTGCGTTTCCTGAAGCCTGAGCTGACTGAACATCAGCGATGGCCGCATTGCCTGAAGCTAAAGCTGCATCAGCAGTAGCTTTTGCGCTGCCATCAAGACCTAATTTGTTGTCAGAATCAAAAACAAGACCTGAAGCTTGAGCCGCTAAAGCGATATCTAAACGAATATCGTTGGCGATATTTCCGCCACCGATTAAACCACTACCAGCTACAACTTCAGAGTAACTTCCTGAAGGAACTAAGAGTGTGTCACCAGGAGGAAGCTGAGAAGGAGCTCCGCTGACAAGGACAAGAGGTCTACGTTGTACCATTGTCAGACTCCAGCGTAGAGAAGAACAGGACTATTCAACTCAATACTAAGTTGAGTAGTGTTGATTGCTAATCCAACGGGAACTGAAGCTGAGTAAGCATCCGTTCCTGAGCCTGAGATTTGACCGGAGGCAGTTTCGAACTTAACAATCTCGCCCCTAAATTTTGACAGATAATAATACTGTCCAGCTGAAAGTGATGTCTCTGCGGTGATGTTTCCTGCCGTAAGATCCACCACGCCGTCTAAGGCTACTTGCACAGCAGAACCGTTAGTACCTGCTTCTGTCGAAAAACCTAAAACCTGGATTTGATCAGTGTCCACACCGCTCGCAGCGATTGCAGGGACTACAACAGTTCCGCTCGCATATAAAGGTGTGCCAGCTGAAAAATCGGCTCCAGCTGTCAAACTGATAATGGGCACAGAGCCCGTGACATTACCTTGTCCGTTTGCAAGGTATACAGTTGTGCCGTCGCTCTGGAAGGAGCTGTAACGACGGTTAAAAATCGAACGGGTCGGCATTACAAGAACCTCCTTTTGTTATTCTAGCTTCAAGTTAAAGAATCTTTTTGCATAAATACTGGGGTATCTAAGTTAACGCTTAAGGATGTAGTATTCACAGCTATCCCAAGTTCACATAAATAAGCACCTGATTCAACAATAGTATTAAAGACATTTGCAAAACCTGAATACACAACAGGAGCAGTTCCCGAAAGAGGTGCGTAATACCTTTCGCCAGGCTCAAGACCTGTAAAAAAGTTTGCTTCTCCTTTTGAGATAACCCGACAGAGAGCTCCTGAACTGACTGTATCTACAGCGATTCCGACGGAGCGAGCATCTGCGAAATTCAATGGGTCAATAGCTCGAATAACCCCGAGAGGTGCTTCGAGCACTGCCACAGCTGTGCCTTCTGTTATATCTTCATTGGCTACAAAACTTAAAAGCATTTTTTTTCAACAGTTTTATTAAGTCTACTTTCCTTGTCCTCGATAAAGTTTACGCCCATGCGACTTTTTGCTGTGCGTACCTTGACCCTGACGAGTCTTCTTCGGGGTCTTGAGAATGTTGTTGACTGTTTTTGACTTTGCCATGACGAATTAGCTGAGACCTGCGATAAGTGCGATGACCTCAGTTTCGCTGATGGCTGTTGCACCTGAGGCCAATGCATCCAGCCCAAGAACAATACCAGCATTTCCGGATGCGAGAGCAACTTCAGCATCAGTAAGAGCAGCATTACCTGACGCAAGGGCTTCCACAGCAAGAGCAAGAGAAGCGTCGCCAGATGCAGCCGAGTATCCAAGAGACTCCCAATCGGAACCATTCCAATAAAGAAACTCGTTTGTCGAGCTGTCGACGAATGTTGCGCCTTGAACCACTCCAATAGGACGAGAGGTTCCGAAAGATGGTGTGTAAGCGGGTGCAGTTTCGTACCAACCTGAGCTGACCTCGTCGTAGACAAACAAGTTGCCCATGAGTCGGTTGAACCAGAGGGTTCCATCCAAAGGCGGTGCATTGAGACCGCCGTTGCCAGATGGTGGAACCTCGCTGGTGATGGCAAGAGCTTCAGCGTTGGTTTGATACCAGTCCGGATCAGCTACATCGTTACCTGACGCATAAACAAACAGTCTGCCCTCGTTCGAGTCAAACCAAAGAGCGCCCGCTCCGTACCCGTCACCGGGTGAACCTGAAACAGTTACTCGAGCTGAGACATCAACACCCGAGCCATCAATAACAATGACTTTTCCGTCGTAAGAAGTGCTGACACCATCAATACCGCGAGTAATTACATCGAAGATTTGTCCACCTGCATAAAGACCTGTACCACTTGATGTAGTAGAAATACCAGAACCAGGAAAAGTCTGTGTAATTGCAGAGTTAATAATGCTGAAGTCACCGCTGGTAGTGACGTAAACACCTGAGCCAGCGAGAACCCCACTAATAATGGTTCCAGGGGTTGTTGTAGTAATACCGCTTGTCGTTGCGTTTAAATCTTCAAGAGCTCGAACGACGCCTTCGAAGTTTGCTGGATAGCCGTAAGGGCATCTGGTATAACTGGAAGTTCCCACGCCGCTAATAGTGTCGATTAGTTGATCGATAACCGACACAATTCCGAAGAAGTTGTGCGGATGTCTTGCCCTGGGGAGATCGCCATGAAGTGGACAAGCAGGGCTATTGCGTTCAGGCATTTAAATAGTCCACCTCCTTATATCAGTCTATCTGAGTATTCACTGAAATTTAAGCTTACCCACTATTAGATGTATCTGGAAACCTTAGAGTTTCTTCGTTCTCGTGAAAAGCTAGTTCTTCTGCCAACTTCCAAGCAGGTATTCCAAGATCATTAGCTTTTTTTCTAATTGCTTGCCAGGTAGGAGGAGATTCAAATTTGATGGTGAGTCGCATGATACTTGGGCTGTTAATAAAATTGTATAACACTGTGACTGATACTGCTTGCCACAAAGGCTTGCGTTGTTGTTAGCTAATAAAGTCTGTATGAGAGCTTAGATCTAAGCAGTGTGTCCCTTGGTTCGTATCTATATAGACGTCTAAGTATACGTATTAAGTAATTAAATTAGAAAAGTAAGCGTTTTTGGCCTCGGTGACCGGACAGCAAGCTCTTTATCGACACCCAGCACAGGCCAGTACGTATGGAAAAACCCTTGAGTGAAAAAGTCTTATCCTTTGAAAAATCTGTTGATACTCTCCTTGTGTGCGGTCTGTGTGCTAGTCTCCTAAGACAAGAACATCAACATGCCTATGAATACTCGCGACGCTCGTTTAGCGGCGCTACTGGGGCTACTCAGCCCTTCTTGTCCTGCTGCTCCTTCCGGTAAGCCAGTGCGGCGCACCGTCCGTGGTCACTGGGATGTGCTGGAATACTCTGATGTAGTTCAATGGGTCTGTCGCTGTGGGCGATCAGAGCCGATTACGCTTCTCCCAGAAGAGTCCGCTCGTGTTCTTCTTCCCTTCGATGGAATCCATGCTTGTGAGGTCTGTCGCAAAGAGCTGCACGAGTCTTCCTGTAAATCTGAGCGGCTTCTCGCTTGGCTCAATATGCACAGGGCGACTATCGATCCCGAGGCTTGCCTTGAGTTCCCCGAGGACGGAGGTCTATATAAAGGACCTCAAGACACGCACTACCAACGCACCCGAAGATTTATCTACACACAATTCTGGAGAAAACAAGTTAAAACAGAGCACTGTGTGCGCTCTAAGTGCTGTAATCCAAAGTGTATCAACCCATACCACCTATGCCTGACAACAAAGGACACCACACTCCCATCAACAGCTCGCCAAGCGGTGGAGGCTCTTATCAAACAAAAGATCTCCAACGGAACCATCAAGCAGCTTTTGCAAGAGAAGCTCTCTATAGAGCTGTCAGAGAGATCGATTCAAAGAATAAAAAGAGATATAACCAAATCCAAAAGCTGCGTTTCTTGATTTATGAGTTACAGTCCCTTCAACCGACTGATGTAAACGAATTATCTGAGGCTTTGGGTCAGTCTCAGGCGACTACTCGCGAGCAGCTTAAAAAACTTAGAAAGCTCGATCTAGTTATTAGAACCCGATTTGAACACCACACCCTTTATTGCATCAATGGCAATTTCAACAGGTACATCCAAGACATTCTCGAATCATTCCACTTCGGAAACAAGGCCGCATAAACCTTCTCTTTGGGCAGAAAAATATATTATTCCGAATCTTCCGCCCTGGATTTATTCAGATAACGAACCTCCTTTGTCAGTCAAAGACTGTGAGGCAAAAATCTCTGCCATTGAGTACACCATCGTAGACATCGATTTACAAATCGACATACGTCAATCCGAGTGTGCGATGGGCAGTAGCCGCTACAAATCAACTTTTGACTTTGAAAAATGGCGTTGTCAAGCTCTTAAAGCGAAACAGTCACAATATTATTTACTCAACGCACATAAATACTGGTTGATCTTGAATGCTACACAACCTCTTGACGTGCCTCAGAAGCTCGATAAGCTGATCGAGTTACTCGTTGAGGACTCGCCCGACTTTCACCAACAAGCACAGGCGCTCCTAGACTGACCTCGATCGTTTTGTAAGAAACGGCTTAACGATCACGGAAGGTTGAGGTAGCGTTTTACCGTTTTCCGCCCTCACGCAAGTCGCCCTGTTTGCCTGACGTCAGGTGATCGAGGGGATCCTTCCTTTTGAAATGTTTACTGAATCAATTAAAAAAGAGATCAAACTAATCACAGATCTTTTGAGCAGCATCGATGTATCGCTGCAAATGATGGCTAACAAACACAACCGAAGAACAACAGCTTTTGTAAATCGAAAAACAATCGCTCAGCGTCTAGGTGTGCCCACGGTTGCTATCGACAAATTAATTTTTCAAGGCATATCTTCTAAGGGATCTTCAGGTCTTTTGGAGGGTAAACACTATTGCAAACTTGATCCTCAGGAGAACAACAGCTCAAAGTTTCTGTATGATCCTTATGAAATCCTTCAGGCCGCTTGGAGCAATTTTAAATATGACTAACGAAGCAGTAAATCGTCTTCGCCGAATGATTTCTCAAGGCAGTGAAGTTGAGCGCAAGCTCAGTGCAGGTGTTTTTAGAAGCATCATCAGCGACATGATCACTTTGTACGAAGAAAATAAGAAGTACAGAGGTAAAGGAATTTTAGTTTTTAATCCTGCAGAACCTACTGCCAGTAAGTACTGCACGATTCGAGATCTTGAAGCGGACTTGTCTATTGCACAAGAATCTATGGTGAAAGACCTTGAGGAGATGTTTCAAAAAGTTATAGATTTTGTCGAAAAAGAAAGCAATTCTGGATTAGCTCTCATTGCTTTTTACGAAGAGGATCACCTAGAGCTCATGCGTCTCGACCCCGAGCACGCTAATGATGTTATTGATTCCGCTACCAACGGTCTTATTCTCTGACATGGCTTATCAACGTCCAGCGCCTGAACCCAGGTTCAAGAAAGGAGACTTGGTCAAAGAGACGAAGCACATCGCGCTTCAAGTCAATTTCAATCCTCGAGAATATAAACGACTGCCTCGAGGAATTGGAACAGTAATTGAAGTAATTGTCAAGAAAAATCGAGCTGGGTCTAAGCATTTTTACTACAGTGTTTTATGGTCAGGAACTAAAACAGAAAGCACACACAGTCAGATGCGTCTTGCATTAGTAGAAGACGCACAATCTGAATAGTGCTCGCGTCGTTTGATTTTATTTCACCTCCTGACTTAATCGCTGTAACCACAGCCTTTTTAGGGGGTGAGATTTTTTTAGATCCCGCCTCGAATGAAAGGGCTAACACGGTTGTTCAAGCGTCACGCTTTTTTACTTGGGAACACAACGGACTAAACCAAACATGGAAGGGCAAAAATGTATATCTTTATCCTCCCAGAGATCTAGCGCTCAAGAGTGAGCAGCCTAAGTCGACTAAGCTTTTTGAAAAAACTAATTACTTTAAAAAATCAAACCAAAGAGTATGGCTCGAGCAAGCACATAAAAAATGGCTAAAACGTGAGTTTGATGAAGGGATAGTATTTATTACATCCACTGAAGTAGCTTTACTTTCTACTCAAAAATCTGGAATAGATTTACCAATCTGTATTCTTAAAGAGCACCCTCAGCTTATAAAAGATGACGAAGAAATGACTATGAAACGAAACTCAAAAGTATTTGGTTTTGTTTTTTATCTACCGTCTCTTAAAAATTACGAGCACCGAATCCATGATTTTCACCAACTATATAGTGATCTCGGTCGTGTATACCTCTAAGAGATTCTTGCGAAGACCATGAATTATCAGGTCCATATTCATCGCGGTTTGCAAAGCCGTAACCCACGGGGCGACTTCTCTGCAAAGCATCTCTTATTTTTCTTTCCTGGGCTGCATTAAAATCTGAATCTACAAAAATTTTTCCTGCTAAACGAAAAGCCTTTGTTTTTTCAGCATGAGAACCTCTTCTAAATGCGTATCTGTCAGCTTTTTTTTCAGCCTGTGCTTTATTAAGACTCATTATTAAGCCGAGTATTTCATTAAATCTTGAATCCCACGATCTTTAGAGTAAAAATCACTCATGGATTCACGGCTGTAACGTCTACCCGGTGCTCCAGCTCCTTGAATAAATTCCTGAGACTGTTGATCCATATAGTTCATAAGACCGCCAGCTTCTGATGCTTCCTTGAATTTATTCACGTAGGTATTAGCAACATCTTCAAGTTCACTCATATTCATAGATACAGTCGTCGGGTTTGTGGCTTGCGCCATAAACGTAGGACGATTTAAATTACTGTAAGACTCAAGATAATCATCAACCGCACCGCGTTGGGATGCAGCATCAGCTGCAAGTGTTGCACCGTATTTTGCAGGGTACGTATTTACAAAGTTGTATCCGCGCTGAGCTGCGGGTTCTAAATAATTTTGAAATCGGGCTTCAGTACGATTTACAAACTCAGGAGTCGACTGACCCGTAAGAAAAGCAATGTCGTTGAGTGTGTTACGTAGATTGTTTAAATTCTTGAGAGTTTCTGCCTGTACACGTTCAGTGGCTCGTTCAACCAATTCATTATCAAAATAAGCAGCGGGACCTGCTTGGATAAGCCCACCTAAAGCTTCAGAAAAAGGTCCATCGTCTGAATCACCCCCGCCAAAAAGATTTCCAAGAAGACCTTCTAGACCTTTGCCGATTGCAGTTTGAAAAATGTTTCCGAGATCTAAACCTCCGCCGCCGGTAACGACGTCACTCATACCGCCAGGAGCTACAGACACTTTGATACCGCTACTTTCTTAAATTATAAGACGTCTATGCAGCACGTTTGAAATCTTCAACTGCTTGTGCAATGACTCTCTGAGCATCTTTCATTTTGTCCTCGATCGAAGGCACACCACCAGCTTGACCTTTTTTAAGAGCATCAAGTTGTGCACCTAACTTTTGGAGCTCAGCTCGAACATTCATTTCCTCTGCTCCCTTAGGACGCGCATCAGGTACGTTCGAACTTCCCGTCGGAGACACCATCTCGCCAAAACGATTGATGGTATCTAAGTTTTTATTTACACCAAGAATATTTTCGGTAGGAAAAATACTTTCCCCCACAGCGTCAAAGTTAATTGGGCTTGGGTTATTAAATGCAGAAGAAAAATCAATATCTGAAGTAACAGGAAAAGAAGAGGAGTAAGACATTAGGTTCAGCGGAGATACTTTTTGTAAGTTCCGTGCCTGTAGACGCTCCAGGCAGTAAGACCACTTGTATCATAAATCCTTTTAGCTGCTTGCATGTTCACAAGAGGATCGAATAAAGCTTCATTGGTATCGATACCAAACTCTTTACGGCGCGAAGTACCGAGCAAGTAGTACGGAAAATCAATCATATTGATCTGCATGAGACCATATGAATTATCTGCAGTTTCTAGATTGTCGTTATGAGCCATCGGATTACCAGACGACTCAGCTAAACCTATGGCTGCCATCGTAGGAGAAAGCGATGGAGAAAACCCAGCTTCCTCAGCAAGAGCTTTCAACTCATAAAAAGTGAAAACTTTAGGAGCTGAAAAAACAGGAGCTGTAAATACTAGAAAAAATACAAGTAATAAAAGTATTGATTTAATCCTCTTCATTTTCAATATCATCGAATACTCCAATATTAGGATCGACACAAACACCAAGCTCATCGACTACGTACTTAAATGCTCGTTCACGACAGACAAGCCTGACGATTCTGTTCCAAAGGTATTGATCTCTTTCTCTTCCTTTGAGTTCGTGTGCAGCGTTCTTGATTCGGGTCAGTACAAATTCATCTTCGAGCGTGAGACTGACACTGATATGTTCAGAGCCGTTCATCTTATCGATGCTGCTGACTTTAGTCTAATTACAAATAAACGTCTACACTATGTCACTACATGCTCACCAGTTCTTGCATGACCAATATCCTGCGGTGAGTTTGGACTTCTTCTCATCGCAGTTGTGCCTTGCACGAAAATTCTTACGTCGTTCAGGGTTGTCACTTTTGTTTTCCATGTTCGCATCCCCAAACCGTACGAGGCGGACCTTATCGCCTTCCTTGGCTGCCACAGCAAACTGTTTGCCGCCCTGCACGTCGCGTTTCGGCTTGTTGTACCCGCTGAATACTTCTCCTGCCAAGCGAATTCGTGCCATTAGCTACCGTCAAGGAAGTCTTGATATATCATAACCTCCATAGAACATTAAGACAAAATAAGGGACGTTTTATTTGTTGCTGTGTAGGTATTTCCTGCTAATCTTTTGTCGTTGAGATCACTCACTTCTTAATTCGCATGGAATCCCAGAAGCTGCTCACAATCGCGCAAACTGCTGAGCTGCTCAACTGCTCAGCTGGTTTTGTTCGTAAGCGCATTTCCTTGACTGAGTCACGCCAACCCGGTGGTTGGCCTAAGAGCACCTACGTCAACCTTCAACCTAATGGTGCGAAATCTCTTTTCCGCATCAACAAAGAAGCCCTGCAAGATTTTTTGAAGACTCAAGACGAGCAGAAAGAAGTATCTGTAGAAGCTAAAGTTGAAGAAGAAACACCTTGTAGCACGGGTCAGTGCCCTGTCTGAGTTAAATGACTTCTTCTAATATTGAACAGATCCTCACAGGTGCTGCTCTAGCTCCCACGGGGGAAATAGTTAAAGAAGAAGTAATTGTCACAAAAGAGGTCAGCGTCGACAATCTCATTTTCGGGATGGTCGAGCTGGCCTCTTACCTTTACCATCTCAATATTCAAGCCAACCTGCTCTCCTTGAATATCGAGGGTGCAAACTCACTGGAAATGAGTGAGTTCCTCAAGGAACAGTACAAACGTCATCTTTGTGATTTCAACCACATGGCTGAGAAAGTCCGGAGTATGGACTATCTCTTACCTATGTGCGAAAAAGGTTTGATGGGTGCCTACAAAAATTTCAAAAGCGTCAAGAGTTATGAGTCTCGGACCGGCTTGGTCACTTATGTGAAAAATCTTGAGGACTGTGGGTTCAAGGCAAAAGATCTTTATGACACCGCCCGCGAAGTTGGCGCTCCAGATGTCGAAATGGCTATCTCCGAAGTGATTGGAAACTTATTTAGCTCTGCAGGAAAAATTAAGGCGACTTTGAGGTAGAGGGAAAAGGACACCCCTTGAAATCGTTTATCTCATCCACAGCCAGCACGAACATTACTGTCACGCCCAGACAGAAAGCAAATAGGACCTGAGCAAAGTTGTAATTACAATCGTTTGCTGAAGGATCTTCTGGATCGTTGTGAGGGTGATTCATCAAGCAGCAGGCACCCAGCCGCCTCCAAAAGAAATGTAAAGACCGCTGGGCGGATCGACCTTGTAACCAAAGACGCCAGAAGCAGGCACAGAAGGAAAAGCACCACTAATGACGGTGATATCTAAACCCGAGGCAATCAAAGCACCTGAAGCAGTGTCAGCTCCCAAGGCACCTGAAGCGACTGTTGATCCGAAAGCACCAGAAGCAACCAAGGCGCTGTTGGCAACAATCGCACCTGAGGCAATAGTTACCGTGGCAGACCCAGCTGAGTCAGCAAAAGCTGCGCCGATTTTTATGAACTGAGTACCGTCCCACACTCGTAGAAAGTTATTAGCCCCATCTTCAACCCAGATTTCGCCGACAGAATTACCTGTCTCTCCCGCTGGAGCGCTGTTAGGAGCAGTTGTTCCGTAATGAACACCAGTGACTTTGCGAATATCGCCTACAGAATCTTTGAAGTAAAGACCATTTTCAGCCGCTGCGAAATTGATCGCTAATTCACCAGCTTGAATGGTTGTATCTAAAGGACGGTCAGAGGTGTTACCAGACCGCTTAGATAAAAGAGTTACGGGAGTGGTTGTCATTTAGTACGTACCTCCATTAATAATCGGGCTAAAGAGAGGAGGAAGAGGAGAGCCATTTGCATAGGTCCCACCGTCGTAAATAATCGAGGGAGTCACACCACTAGGCACACCATCAACATACTGTCCTCCATCAATAATGGGGCGATTTTCTGGAGGGACCGGCTGTAAAGGATTGAATTCATCGATGTCGAACATGATGAACCCACTTGGTACAAGAGGAATAGAGACGCCTGAAGCCAAGGTGTCAAAATTCAAAACTTTGACCATGGTCGGGTTCATGTCCGAGTACAAAACGTGCTCTGGAACTGACTCTCGAGAGGGAGAGTAAGCTTCCCACCAGTTAAGACTTCTGGCTGTTTGTAGTTTTTTAGTTTGTTTATCGAGAGTTATATAAAAGTATTCTCGATACCGACCATCCATCGGTTCGTCGGTGGGTTGCTGAAGAAAGGCGTCAAGGTATTTGTAGTTCGGGAATCGATTTTGCATATCCCACCAGGAAGCGTATATGTGCTTGCAAAACTTAGGTTGGAAGAAAAGCAGATTTGGATCGGAATAAGAAGAGGCTTTGGAGTCCGTACCATCAGCAGGACCTAAGAAAAGACTCTTCGTATATATAAAACCAAAGTCCCTTGTAAAACCTGGGAAGTCACGAGTGTCGACAGGTCGTTCACCATCAAAAGTATTAGTACCAGCGTCGTATGTTCCTGGTTTTAAATCTTGTGTGCCTGTGTAAGGGTACGTTTTCTTTTGGGCGTATTTATATAGATTGAAATCTTCACGATTCAAATAGTCAGGGCAGTTACACCCAAAACGCATTGCGGTAGAAAGAAACTCACCAACCGTCGGATTACCAAAAGCTGGACTTGCAAATGACTTGTCTTCAATGGTCGTGAAGCTTTGTGATTCGGAAACTGAAAGAAATAATGTGTCTAGATCCGCAGCACCGGTAGGAACTTGAGGTCCTCCTGCCTTTGTTCCCACAGCAACAACTGTGTAGTTGCCGTAAGTAGTTTTAGGTGTGCCGTCAGCTTGGAACCGGTCAGAGACCAGCTCACCAGTCATATCAGAAACAGGCGGTCCAAAATTACTGCTCAGTTCAACTCCAATGACCTTGTTGAGAATGTCGTAATTGAAAACACTTTTGATCGATAAACCGAGGTCAAGGAGGTTGATGCTGTCTCTCGGTCTTATGACCACCATCCTCATACCCATGTCCTGTTCTGTGGACGGGTACATGTACATCAAGCCAGGGATCTCTGTGCCTCCAGATCCCGCCTGACCGTTCATTGCGTATCTGAACGTATAGTTCAGACCAACCAAAGCCTGGTTGGTATACATGTATAACTCATATCCTCTACGCCAGCGCGTCCACATGGATGCGTAGTTGTAGTCGTAAAGAATACTGAAATCTTTGAGGTTTACATCAGGTCTAAATTTCTCATGCCAAGGCATCGGTCGATCTAAAGACCGTGGCGTATTACTTCCTTTTACTTTGTCAAACGAAAAGCTCTGAGTCTTAGGTGCGAAATTATCCCACCCGAAGAAATCAGAGCCTTTGCGTCGTTTGCTCACGGATCAATAGAAACCACCTTGAGCCCAGAATGAAACACCTGAAGGGCTCAAGCCGCCTGACACAGCAACGGGCGAATCGCCAAGGTAGCCCACCCCGAGGATGTACCCCTTCTCTAAATAAAGAGCTTCCGCTCCACCAACTTCGATTGGTCGAACGAGGTTAGTGTCACCGACTTGTGGAGTAGGCGCAATAGTTTTAGGAAGTTCCACACGCTGGATAAGTCCTTCGGTGCTACCAGATAAACCAACGGTAAACTTGTTGATCAGGATGGAAGCAGCAGTAGAAGGTGCAGCTTGGTTGGGCGCATAAACATACAGACCAAAAGCTGCTGCACGAACACCACCGTCGTCCGGATAGCCTTCATTCGAGACAACAAAAACGTCCTCGACGATAGCGGCATCCTCTGAAGGAATATCACCGACCCGAACCAACTGAATCAGGTTGGCAAACTCTGTGTTAACCGGACTGACAGTTGTTGTTGCGCTGGTGATCTTTGCGCCCCGTAAAAAGGGGCGATCGACCATCATCGGTTGTTTATTGGTTGAGGTCGATGCCACTGTGTTCTCCTGGTTTCTTGTAGTTTAATTTAAAAAGTGACTACTTCTCTCAACGCATTTGAGGGAAATTTTGACGGAAAAGCTCAAGTCCCATGTCCCGGACTTTATCCATCTCAGTTTGAGAAGCGTTGGGTCCTAAAGCAGCTCGAGCTGCAATGTAAGCTTGGTTTCGGGGATCTGCTTCAGCTGCCATACGTCGTTCGGCTTCGTTCTGAATTGACTGCATCATGGCTGTGCTTGCCATCCGTAACTCAGGTTGCGGACGAGCTTCTGTGAACTGAGTTAGTTCAGAAGCACCCTGCCTTTCTGCAGTCCCGTCTAACAGTTGTCCTGCAGGAGGACCAGCCAGATCGGATTCTGATCCGTGAACGATGTTGCCAGCAATGTTGGCAGCGTCGTCAGAGCCAGCTTCCGCCACAAGGCGTTCGGTGGTTACAGCTTCTCCTGTTTGTTGACTCTGAGGAGCCGTTTGTTGAGCACGAATCTGCTCGATCAGATCAGCCGCTTGCTGGAATCGTCCACTTTTGAGGTCGTCTAAAAACTCCGAGCGAACTTGGTTGTATTCTTGACGGCTCGAATAATTTTCAGGACCTCTTGGAGCGTTACGAAGCACGACTTCAGCGAGCGCACCTCCCTGTTGAGAAACAGCTGCAAGCACGTCGGAGATCATCTTATTTTCTGCGGCAAGCTCTTGCTCAAACCTTGCAGGTTTATCAACCACTTCTTCTTTAGCCAGACCAGCGGCTCCAAGGATTCCAAGACCCACGGCTCGTTCCAGAAGCTTGGGATCAATGCTGCTCAGGTCCGTCATCTGTACACCCATTGGGCGCATGGAGGCGGGAACACTCGGTGCTTTAGTTAAAGCTGGAGCCAAGCGACTCATCATCTCGCGAGTCACATCGGGCTCTAGGTCAAGGGCACGCTGACCCTCAGCACCTTTGTAACGGGGAAAATCAACCTCATCCAAAATATCTCCAAGGCGTTGGCGCATAGAAGCCGCGACATTTTGAGGAGTATCAGAGCTTCCAACAGCGCTGTATGACCGCCCTTTGTCGGTAAAAGGAATTCTTAATTGACCTTCAACCTCAACTGACTCAGCAGGACGAGGTTTAATAGCTCCTGGTTCCAGTTGTGCACCACCAGAACTTCCACGAGTGAAGCCAGGTTCCATACGAATTGGACCTTGCTGCAAAGGTACTTGCGAAGAAGGCGGATTAGGAACAGGTCGAAATCCTCCAAAACCTTCAGGCTTAGGTGCCTGACCGGGCACTACAGGAATCTCCCTAACGCCCATGCGAATAGCACGCTCCTGATTCATCAAGTCCTGAATAGGACTGCGAGGAGGAGCCGCCTTTTGCATTACTTCACGTACCCCTTTTGTGCCGCCAAAGGCATTCACAAAGCTTTGGACTAAAGCCCCTAGTGCATCTCTATACTGTTCAGCCTTAGAAGCCACAACAAACAACAGCAATATTTAGTTCTACTTTAGCGCCAATTAGCCTGGAAATATAAACGATCAGATCGTGATACATCAGGAGGTCCAGGTATCGCTTGAATAAACTCTCCGCCGGATCTTTCAAACCGATATCTCGCGGCCACAGGGTCTCTGTAGTTCGGCACATAAAGTTGCTGAGCCAAACGATCGCACTCATACATATAATTCTCACGCCAAATCCGAGCAGTTTCGCGTTTGTCTTGGATGTTGATTGAACGCGAAACGTCACCCAGGATGGTTTCTTGACGGCTTGTGGCGCGACCGTCGGCTAATTCTGTGAAGCGCTCAGCTTCTTCACAACGCTCAATTTGCTGAACAATTTTATCGTTGTAGAACTCACTTGGAATGCTATTGCAAGCTTCTACTAATCTTGCGTAATCCCCAGCTGGTACAGTAGCGATATTGTAAGCAAGGTGATAAGCAACGCGGCTAAAGTTATAGTCATCTAATTTGTATCCGAATACTTGAGCAGGGTTGCGGGTGATCTGATTGATCGCCGCATAAATAACTTCACGCTTCGAAGCGTCAGTGGTCGTGGCGTTAAAAGTTACACCTTGATTAGCCAGATAACTCTGGATCTGCTCTAGTTCACTTTGAGTTAATTGCGCCACGATCTACTCAACATTTTCTCTTATTCTACGTAAACTTCGCCAGTCGAAAAAACTTCGTCCCAGTCAATACGTTTTACTGCTTTGAGTTGATCGAGTTTGGAGAATCGTTCGCCGGGAAGCCCTTGACGAAGTTCAATAATTTCCTTAGCGGTTTTGATACCCACGCCAGGTAAAACTTGAGTCAATCCTTCTGCAGTCAAGGTGTTGAGGTTTACCCGATTGTCGGTAGGGACTTGCGGCTTAACGACGATCGGTTCTTTTTTAGCTGCGGTAACCTTTCGACGATTGCGTCGATTGCGAGTAGGGAGATCATCAGTCTCTTGCTCAGGAGCATCCACAAGCTCTTGTACTTGATCTTTGTGAGCAAAAAACACTTTGCCGGAGGTATCCGACCGAACCATAAAGTACTCTCCTTCGTCATGGATTGACAGGACAGTGACTTTAATACCGCTGGGTGCGTAGATTTTGGTGGACATAACAATCACTATACGAGCAGTAGCTTATACCAGATAGTATTAAAATAGTAATTATCGAATTTGAAAATGGATAAAGACGCGCCTGGTGTTCTTACCGCACGACCGGAACAGTATGTGTTTCTCGGTAATCCGGTTGAAGGTCTGAGACGCTTAGCAGGACAGGTGCGGGGTATGACCCCGGCGGGAGTCGTCAAAAGTTTGGGAGGTATGACAATTCCGATTGCCTTAGACGCCATGAATTATGGAGCGGAATTACTGGATCCCGCCGAACCATCACGACGACAAAGGGAACTCAACGCACTTCTAGTTGGCGGAGGAGGAGCTTTAGCTTCTGTACTCACCGGAGGTTTGGATGCTCTTCCGGTAGCTGTTGAAATAACTCATGACGACACTGTACAAGCTGGGCTTACTCCCGAAGAAAAAATTAATGTTGGAAAACTTTTGAACGTAGAAAATTATCTAAGAGAACTTTCTTATCTCGTAGGCAAAGGTCTGGGATACGATCGAGACATCCCAGAAGAAAGAGCTTACGTAAGAGAGGAGGGAGCCAAACTGGCTGAAGAAATTAAAAAAGTTTATGAAAAATCTCAGCAGCCCTATACACCACGTCCGTATTCAGGTGGTTACTAACTGTCGCCAAAGGACATTCCAGCATCCCAGCCAGGTTGCCCACCGTTTTTAATTTTCTCATCCATCGTTTCCATAAACTTGCGACGCTTTTCCCATGTGTCGCCGCCTTCCGCACCCTTCTTAGGGTTGATGCACTGAGGCGTATTAACCATGTTGCAAACTAAACCTGCTAAATCTTCTTCCTTTCCTTTCGCCCCGGTTGCCCAAAAGAGTTGTCCGTTGAACCAAACCGCACCGCATCTAGGACACTCGGTGCGTTCGATAGAAAGATCAGAAAGATCAGGCATAGTGTCAAAACTATGATCAATATATTTTAGGAATGCATCGTTATTTGTATACCTTCGGTCCTTAAAACATAAAAAAAGACCCCTCCCGAAGGAGAGGCCCTGTCAAACAGCTCTTTCCGACTTTATCAGGAAGGAGAGGTGCTGGAGTAGATCTGAGACTCGACAACACCGTCGGGCTGCAGGGCAACTGCCTGACGCTCGGGCGGCTCATCGGGAATGATCCAGCAGACTTCGCAAATAGCGAGAGCCTTGTTGTCACCAGCCAGTTTGTTGACACCGGCACGGGGGTCATAGACACCAGAGCCTTGAGCCAGACCGGAAGCGGCAGCGCCGCCAAGGTCAACGGTGGTGAACAGCTTCCAGGTTGTCTCGGATCCAAGGGCAGCCCAGCTGCTGGAATCGAAGATGTTCGTGGAAGAAGTGCTTCCGTTAGCAATGGCGCTGTTAGCACCAGTGAGGGTTGCACCGAACTGACCGGAGACGACAGTGCCGTCATCCTTAAGACCTTCGCCCACAGCGGGAACGAGGGTCAGCTCAGGAGTGGCGTCAGCGCCTGCAACACCGCTGCTAACAATGTCGCCACCGCTAAGGCGCAGGGAAGCGCGATAGACGTAGGCGGAAGCAGGGACTGCAATGCCATCAGTGATATCAGGCCGAACATCCTTATGGAAGTCGGGAGAAGGAATGATGACGTTTGCGTTGAGGAAAGGCTGCTCAGCAGAGTTCTGACCAGAGCCATAAGGCTTGGCGTAGTAGCTCAGCTGATTATTGGTGCCGAGAGCTTGGTAGCTCAGGTCGACATAACCAATAGCCTGTTGTGCGATCCAGCCAGGCTGGAACACAACGCCGACAGGACCGCCAACCGGCTGGTTGGTGAAGGTGGTGTCGACACCGTTGGCGTTCTGATACGCAACGGATTTTTCTTCGTGCCAATAACGAAGAACGTTGGTGTAGTTACCAGGATAGATCTTGGCAACGTGTAGCTGGTTTGCGTTAATAGCCATAGTTAGTTACCTCCTCAAGCGTCGAAAGAGTAACCAACGGTCACGAAGTCTGCGTTGAGCAGTTCGAAACCAGCGTACAGGCTCCAGATCATCATGATGAATCGTGAGAAGTCATCATTGTTGTTCAGGAGAACCTGAGCGTTGTTGCCGCCGATGCCGACGCCAACAGACTGAGGACCGAAGAACATACCGATCGCAGCGTTGTAATCAGCTGCTGCACCGGCAATAGTTGCGTTCTGCGTCTGAGTGGGCATGTTGGTGGATTCGAAGAATCGCACGCCCTCAAAAACGAAGCCCGTGGGCATAATAGGCTCGCCAGCAACGAAAGTTGCCTGACCGAAACCTTGACCCATGTAGATGCTGGCGTTCGGCTGCATAGCCGACATCAGCGGGTTGATTTGACCATTACCGGGGTAACGGGCCACCTCACGGAAGTCAGAGTTCTGACGGAGGTGCATCAAGAATGTAGGGTCACAAACGCAGCGGTAGAACCCGTCCTGGTAGGTAGGGGTGTTGCGCTTACGCAGTGACTTGACCACACGGAGGAGGTCATCTTTAACGTCGAACTTAGCTTGCTCGGCGTTGGTGTAAGTAAGAGCGCCAGTAGCCAGATCGCCGGGGAAGTAGTAACCGCCCTGGGTATCGGAAGACTGACCCTTAGAAACAGCTTTCAGGAGCTCGTTGATGAACACCCGATCGCGCCAGCGCCTGTAGTCGTCTAACAGAGTTAGAGAACCGATGGACTGGTGGAAGGTGGTCAGGTTGCCCGTATCAAGCAGCAGACGCTGCGCGGTGATAAGGGTTTCCCGAGCAATTTTGAAGGTGGAAGGTTGAGTCGGGTCAGACGGATCTGCAGGTCCCGTATACTCTTTCAAGGTCACAAGGACCTTGTCCTTCACAATATTACGGCTGTTAGCAGTACCAATGGTCTGCTCAGCAGTGCGCTCCCGAGATTCCTTAGAGCCAGGGTTACCGAAGAAGCGGTAACGATCTAACTGAACCGTCTGACCTGGCTGCTTCGAAAAATCATGAACGACCACCGGTTCGGCAGCCATCTCAACGATGTAAGCAGGGTGCGGACGGTAGAGTTCGGCACCAAGAATCTTGGGAAAATCATTATCGATAAACATCGATAGTGTCCGCAAGAAACTACAAAATTATCTTAGCCTTTCAACAGCTATAACTACATAGTTGCTGTCTTATTTTTAGCGTTAAATATTTTTCTGATTAGAACTATTCACAGTAGAGCTAAACGTGCGGATCATGCCGCGAATACCATCACCTAAGACTCCGTATACACTTCCGTAGTTAGGAACGTATCGAGAAGATTTACCTCTGTACATATTTCTGATAATCGTATTTTTACCGCTAGCAGTGTCACCAGGCAACGCATCAGAACGCACCGCTTGAACTAAGGACTCACAATAAATCGGTGGGTTGTATTGCCACTCAGCTCTGTTCGCAGTGCCACTGGCTGTAGTGCGAGACAACGTGGGATACTGAGCTAACGGGTAAGAAACTCCACCACCTGTGCTTCCGTCGTCTGCAGAACTAGCAGGCGTCAAAAACGGGTCATAACGGTTGTTGTCGGGCGGCGTTCTATATCCGACGAAAGGTCCACGGTCTTTTAACCCTGGCTCTGGTCCAAATGCGGTTTGTACAGTCGAATTAGCTGTTGAAATCAAACCTTGGCGTCGATAACCGTTGTATACGGTCAGTACACCTGAAGCGTGCTGATAAATATTTTCGTAATCAGTCCAATAACCTGAAACTGCTATCGGAACAGCTCGCCAATCAGTTGTTAGGTAACCAGAAGCGTTAGGCGGACCCGGTGTGACTATTCCAAAATTGGCACCAACGTCACGCAGCTGTACAAAAGTTTGTTGTTCCCCAGAAGCATAAACATACCCGCTAGATGTAAGAAGGTACGTGTCAGTTAAATTTAAATTAGATCCTGTGCGTTGTGGACCAGATTGAATGTTGTGATATATAGATTTATCGTATTTCCAGTTGGTTAGAGCTGCGTAAGTCATGTTTCTTTGTTTTCTTACACTCTAAGACGATTTATTATGTAAATAGGCTTCAGATATCGAGACTAATGATCGAAAAATTAGTCTCAATCTTGGCAGTAGATGCCGA